AGACATGGACACCATAGAGAACCGCATTCGCTACATGAAACACGGTTTGGGGTGTGATGTGGTTTTCTTGGATCACATTTCGATCCTTATCTCAGGGATGACAGGAGACACGACAAACGAACGGACCATGGTTGACGCTATTGTCCACCGTCTGCGTGTCCTCTGTTCGGAACTAGACTTACCCTTGATCCTTGTGTCCCACCTACGCCGCCCAAGTGGCGACAGGGGGCACGAAGAGGGCGCGAAAGTGTCAATGGCGCAACTGCGTTCATCCCACAGCATCGCCCAACTATCAGATGCCTGTATCGGCCTAGAGGTCGATCCAGAGGAACCCACCGCTGGCATTCGTAATATTGTGGTTCTCAAGAACCGACACACAGGGGAAGTGGGTCCAGCGGGTCAACTACAGTACGACAGAGACAAAGGGCGTCTGTTGTCCATTGATTCATTTATGCCCTTCTAACAACGGAAAGACATCATGCAGACTAATATGCAGTTTATGGAAATAACCGAAGCCACGCCGATGCCACTGACACTAAGCAGTGCAGAAGAACAAATCGTCGATGTGATCTATTCGTCGGGAGAACAGGGGATTATTAGTGCCGAGATCAACGCGGCTCTGCCCCACTTGCCATATGGCACAACCACCAGCCGATTTAAGAAACTAACGAGCATGGGTTTGATAGAGCGTATCGGACAGCGTCGAGGTCCTACGGGTAAAATGCAAGCAATCTGGAGACATGCAGACTATGGCACAAATTGAGGCTACCTACATTGACCACATGGGGTCGGACCTGTCAGTCGTCAATGCGGCGCGGGTGTCATTTGGTAAGAAGCACAGTGAGTTTGACACTGAACGTGACACCAAACTGGTACGCTACCTAGCAAATCACAAGCACATTAGCCCATTCGGTCATGCCTTTGCATCTTTCCACGTAAAAGCACCTGTGTTCGTAGCACGTCAACTGGTGAAGCATAAGTTTCTGAGGTGGAACGAGGTATCTCGTCGCTACGTCTCTGAGGACCCTGAGTTCTATTCTCCGAAACTGCGTGAGTCCTCTACAGATAAGAAGCAAGGTAGCGGTGGTACGTTGTCTATATCCCATCAACAGGATGAGGTTATTCGACACGCCCACATACAGGCCCTCAAGCAGTACCAGTACCTCTTAAAGACAGGTGTGTGCGAAGAGCAAGCACGGATGGTACTGCCACAGTCTATGATGACCGAATGGTACTGGTCTGGATCACTAGATGCGTTTGCTGACATGTGTCACCTACGTTGCAAGCCTGACACGCAGTACGAAAGCCGTGTTGTAGCAGACCAGATCAACAAAGAGATGGCTAAATTATTTCCTATAGGTTGGACTGCATTGATGGAGAGAAATGATGACTAAGTACAGATACCTAAGCCACGTTGAAGTTGGTCAGAAGTCGGTGAAGGCCGTGCTTGATGATGGATCAATCCTAGTGGGTGTTCACCGTGACGTAGACTTTGTGACTACAGAGCCACCAAATTCATCACAAGAAGGCACTTTATTTGCCCGACTGACCGTCAGACTTGCAACTGAACAGCACACAGACACAGACGGTGCGCAAGGTATCGAAAGTGAACAATGGTAAGACCTTTCGATCAAATTGAACGCCAAAGATCAAAAGAACGACAGCAAGAAAACACAAGGAGTTACACGGGTATGAAAGTTGACCCACAGCGAAACTACACCCTGAATGAATACCAAGCGGACATGGCACAAACCGCAATCTACAAGTGGTCTGTGATCTACCCTGCCCTTGGTCTTGCCAATGAGGCGGGTGAAGTCGGTGGTAAAATCAAGAAGTTGATCCGCGACGAAGGTCTGCGGTTCGATGGTACAGTCAAACTGACAGACAAACAACGTGCCGACATTGCAGCCGAACTAGGTGACGTGTTGTGGTACATTGCTGCGCTGGGCCGTGACCTAGGCATCTCTTTGAACGAGATTGCCACAATGAACCTAGAGAAACTGTTTTCACGTAAAGAACGCGGAACCTTGGGTGGTTCTGGCGATAATCGTTGAGATGGGTCTTTGACCTAGAAAGCAACGGACTACTGGACACTATGGACCGCATTCACTGTTTGGTCCTACGCAATCCAGACACAGACGAAGTCAAGGCGTTTCGCCCAGATAATATCGAAGAGGGTGTTCGCATTCTCGAAGAGGCCGAAGAAATCATAGGCCACAACATTATCGACTTCGACATCCCCGCAATACAGATTGTTTATCCAGACTTCGCACCGTCAGGCACGGTGACGGATACCTTGGTCCTATCTAGGTTGATCAAGCACGAACTGTTTAACGAGGATGCAGAAAGAGGCTTTAGCCACGAAGAGTTCCCAAAGCGACTATACGGTTCCCACGGCCTAAAAGCGTGGGGATTGCGCCTTGGTGACTTCAAGGACGACTATGACGGTGGTTGGGAAGCATTTAGTGAAGAGATGCTTTCCTATTGTATCCAAGACACCAAAGTCACAGACGTTCTCTACAAGCACTTTATGAAAACTGAACCGTCTGAACACTCTGTGTATCTCGAACACAGGATGGCAGTCATATGCCGAGAGATCGGCAGCAACGGTTGGACATTCGATCAAAAGAAGGCTGGCGAACTATATGCGACACTTGCACAGAAACGTCACAAGATCGAAGACAGTCTGAAAGACCTATTCCCGCCATGGGAAGTCACAGAAGACTTTTATCCAAAGAGAGACAACAAGACCCTAGGCTACAAGGCTGGGGAACTGTTCGTCAAAAAGAAGACCGTGTACTTCAACCCCGCTTCTCGACAGCACATACACAAGTGTCTTGTCGATAAGTACGGTTGGAAACCAAAAGCATTCACAGAAAACGGACAGGCTAAGATCGACGAAACGGTCCTAAGTCAACTGCACTATCCAGAGGCACAGCAACTAGCCGAATACTTCTTGTTACAGAAGCGGATTGGGATGCTTGCGGAAGGTCGTGGTTCGTGGATGAAGTTGGTGAGTTCAGATGGTCGCCTACGTCACCGATTGGTGTCGAATGGGACTACCAGTTCTCGTGCTGCACACCAGTCTCCTAATCTGGGACAGGTGCCAAGCACAGGTTCTGCATACGGCAAAGAGTGCCGCGAGTTGTTCACTGTGCCTGATGGCTGGTGGCTTTGCGGCAGCGACTTGTCGGGCATCGAAGTCAGGTGTCTAGCGTCATACCTCTACCCCTATGACAAGGGTGAGTATGCACAACAGATACTTGAGGGTGACATCCACACCTATAACCAAAAGGCGGCGGGTCTTGCTACACGCGACTTGGCGAAACGCTGGTTGTACTCCACGCTCTACGGGGGTGGTGATGCACTAATTGGTGCGATTGCTGGCGGCGGTGCCCAAAGGGGCCGTGAACTGAAAGAGAACTACGACAAGGCGGTCCCTGCCTTTGCGACACTCAAGAAGAACCTAAAGACAGCCTTCAAGCGTGGGTTCATCAAAGCAATAGACGGTCGGAAACTCAAGATACGGTCTGAACACCGTTGTCTGTCTCAACTTTTGCAGTCGTGTGGCAGCATTGTGTCCAAGCAGTGGGTCATGATGACTTACGACGAAATCAAGAAACAACATGGCGACGATGCGTACATAGTGGGCTGGGTCCACGATGAAATTCAAGTCGCCTGTAAGACAAAGGAAATTGCTGAGAATGTCGGTAATATCTCTCGACGAATGGCGCAAGCGTCAGGCGTTACTCTCGGACTTAAAATCACCATCGCCGCAGAATATTCCGTGGGACGAACTTGGGCTGACACGCACTGAGGTTGACGAGTACATCGAAAACCTTGTGGCACTCTACATAGTCTTAGACCGCGCTTGGCGGTCTCCTTTTACCGTGAAGTCTGACTTTGCGCGAAAGGGCGCACTGCATGTGGCTATCGCAGCCTCTGAGGGCTTCATCACAAACAAAGTTGACATTGATTCATGGGGCACCCGCTGGTGCATCACCGATGTTGGCATGGAAGTAAAAGGCGAAATAGACGATGTTCTTAAAGAAATCCTACCCCCACACCACCCTAATCATTGATGGCGATTTGTACCTCTTTAGGGCCGCTGCGGCCTGTGAAGAAGAAACAGATTGGGGGGATGATATTTGGTCACTGTCGACAGACCTAGGTGCAGCCAAGAAAGCGTTTCAAAGTTCAATAGCAAACTTCAAGGCTGAACTGATGGCAGAGGATGTGGTCATAACATTCTCTGGGGGTGACAACTTCCGTCGAACAGTAGACCCAACGTACAAGGCGGCGCGTAAGAAGACACGCAAACCCTTGGGGTACAAAGCATTGGTCACTTGGGCAATGCAGAACTACGAGGCACTTCAAGTCGACTGCCTAGAGGCCGATGATGTCATGGGCATTCTAGGGTCAGTCGAGGGGACTAAGGCAATTATTGTGTCTGACGACAAGGACATGAAGTCGGTCCCTTCCCGCCTCTACAGACCTGCCAGTAACGAGCGACTGACGATCAATCAGGCTGATGCTGACAGGTACTTCTACACCCAGACACTTACTGGTGACGTAACCGATGGCTACGCTGGGTGTCCAAAGATCGGACCAAAGACTGCGGAAAAGATACTGGGGTCACACCCAACTTGGAATGCAGTGGTCCAAGCCTACCAAAAAGAAAACCTAACCGCCGACTACGCGCTGACCCAAGCGCGTTTGGCACGGATTCTTCGCGCCCCTGACTGGGACGAGGAGAAACAACAAGTGAAACTTTGGGAACCTACACGATGACACCAGCACAAGAAGAAGCCCTAGGAAAAGCCATGTTGGCACATGAAGCAAAGATTTGCAGAAAGTACCTTAATGGTGGCGAACACTCAGGCGGTGGATACAAGTCTGCACGTCCGATAAATGGTCGACGAAAGTTCCACCCGAACCGACTAGCGATCCTACAGTGGATAGTAGAAGAGGCCCCTGTGAACGAAGAGTTCACTGCACAGCCTATATACTCTGCATACCCAAGAACCACAGTTCATCAACAGTTGGTGTCATTACAAAATGCGGGGCATTTGACCAAGGTCAACGGCTTCTATCAGGCGTTCCGTCTGTACCGCATCACCCGCGAACAAAAAGACGCAATGATCAAGGAGTATGCACTTTATGACCGAGAGCAATGACCTTGTGAAAAGCCCACAGCACTACGCGAAGTGGGCAATAGAACCCATTGTTTACATTATGACAAATGGCTTCGAGTTCTGGCGTGGGAACATCATTAAGTACGCAAGTCGCGCAGGTAGCAAAGTCTACCAAG